ATAACAAGTTCACAAATAACAAATGCACTAGGTAGTCAAACTGCTAATATGGTATATGCATCACCTAATGGAAGTGCAGGTAATCCATCATTCAGATATTTACAATCAGCTGATATACCAAGTGGAGTCAATGCATATATTTGGAATCAAACCTCTCAACAGTCAGCTACTATAAATGTAAGTGGTAGTGTAACAGGGACTGGTGGCTTATTTAAAAGTGACTATTATATGTCATCTCCAAATGGGGGATTATTTATAACATCTAATGGAGGTTTTACAGGAGCAATAACTATAACTCTACCTGCTTCAATAGGTGCTACTATGACAAGCATGTGGATAGATGTTTATAACTATGCTGCTGATACTAGCTTTTCTGTTCAAGTTGGTGGATATACCTATACTGGGAATACATGGGCTAATAGTCCATTTGCTATAGTATATGGTGCTGATTATACAGTTAGATTAGGTCATAATGGGACTAACTTTGTGATTTATATAGGTGAAACTTCTACAACATGGTCTTACCCACAAGTATCAGTAAGAGATATTATTTTAGGTTATGCAGCATCTACTACTAATTGGAAAAATAGTATAGGAGTATCATTTTCAACATCTTTTTTAAATGTTACTGCAACTTGTACAACAAAAGCATGGACAACTAAAAATTTTTCACCATCTAATTATTTACCTTTAACAGGTGGTTCATTAAGTGGTTCACTAAATATAACTGGTTCTAATTGGCTTAATATGACAACAGCAACTTACTCTAATGTTGCTATACTTACAGGAAATTGGGTAGGTGCAGGTATATGGGGTTTTGGAAATGAAAATGGACATATTTTAAAATTTGACCAAGTTTCAGGACAAGCATTTCAAGGGGCAAGCGATATAACTTTAAAATTAGGAACTAAAACAGTTATTGATAGTAGTTCTATTGGTGCACAATCAGTAAACTATGCATCTACAGCAGGCAGTGCAGGTTATGCAGGAAGTGCAAATGGTATTAGTCTAGGTACAGCTATAACAAACCTAAACACATTCTATACATCAAATGGTAATTCAATCCAATTTGCCCAATATGGAGTTGGGACTACTGGTATACCTACATTTAACAGTGCTGCATTCGATGGATTTGTTATGAATTTTAATTGGTATTCAACTAATGCTAATAGTTATGGCTCTCAAATTGCTTTTGGTAATGATAGTGCTAGTGGTCAAGAGGAGATTGCATTTAGAGGTCGCGATATAAATGGCAATCAAGGTACTTGGAAACAGATATTTCATAGTGGAAATATTGCTAGTTTACAAACAGCATTTGGTACTCCTTGGACATCAGCTGGTTATTTAGCAAGTTCTGCAGCAAGTTATGTTACAAATGGATATCAGAAACTTAGTAATGGATTCATAATACAATGGGGACAAGCAACAGCAAACAATACAGTTTATTTCCCAGTTGCATTTACTACAAGAGTATTCTATATAGGTGGTAGCAATATATCAAACAATAATACAGAAGCATTCTCTATAACTAGTTTAACCCTATCTAGTTTCTACTTTAATGAGTATGGAAAGACAAATACTGGTAACTGGTTAGCTATGGGATATTAATATAGTGATAAATACATATACATATTCAGTTTAGTATTAATAAAATAATAAATAGCTTGTATATATAAAATATTTTTCTTATATTTGTATATTAATTTAATAAAATAATAAAAAAAGATTATGGAAATTACAAAAACAAATGAAACTACTACTACAGAAGCTAATGTAATTATAGGTAGTATTATTTATACTTTTAACTATGTATCAAAGGATTCTAAAGTTCTAAGTTTAAATGGAAATGCAGTTATAGATAGTAAAAATATAGCTACTTTTAATGTATATCCTTCAGGGATTACATCTAATAGTAATATTAATTTTTCTGCTGATTGTACTATTGATAATAAAAAATTAATAGTAGGAGATGTAGATGATATCTATACTACAATAAGTAAATAATTAATTAATTTTAAAAAGGGGAGATGAAAAATTACAAAGTAAAAATGCTATTTGAAGGAGTATCAGAACTATTAAACTATTGTTATAAACAAAACATTAAAAATATAGTTCTTACTACTAGATTGAATCAAAATTTAATTCTTTTAAAAGATGCTACAGAAATCATAGATAAATGTGTATCTCAAGAATTAAAAGACTTGGAAAAGAAAGCTTGGGAAGCTTTAGAATTAAAGAAAAAAGAAATGATTGAAGCAAAAGAATCAATTGATAATCTTAATTTCTTTGATGCTCTTAAATTACTATCTGAGGAAGAAAGAGAGAAACATACAGAGTTAATGAAAGAGTATGAGAAAGATATGGATAAAGAATATGTGATTAAACTTATTCTTATTGATGTTGAAGATTTAAAAAATACATCAATTGACCCAAGATACTCACCTTTATTAGCTGAACTAACAACAAAATAATATGGAACTATTAGTTAAAAGAATATATTTAGCTCCTGATTATACTATAGGTAAACTTAGTATAAATGGAGTTTATTTCTGTGATACCTTAGAAGATACTAACAGAGATATTAATAAAGATGGTAAGTTTGATAATAATGAAGCTAAAGTATTTAGTAAAACATGTATTCCTTTTGGAAAATATGAAGTAACTATGACTTACTCTAATCATTTTAAAAGAGTATTACCTTTACTTATTAATGTACCTTCCTTTGCAGGAGTTAGAATACATTCAGGTAATGATGTTGAAGATACAGAAGGTTGTATTTTAGTAGGTAATAATACTGCAAAAGGTAAGTTAACTACATCAAGAGTTGCTTCAGATAAGTTAAATCAATTAATAACAGAAGCTATTAAGACTGAGAAAGTTTTTATAACTTTAGAGTAAAATTAGTATTATAAATAATTTCAAAGTATAAGTAAAAAACTTAATGATTTGCATATATTAAGTTTTTTACATATCTTTGTTTAATAAATTAAAAAGGGAGAACAATTTATGCCAGGATTTGATAAAATTGATGAATTAGATATTGAAAATATCTTTATGGATGAAACTGAATTAGGGTTTGAAGATAAAGATAAAGTAGATAATTCTGATGAAGATAAAGATAAAAAGATAGAAACTAATGAGGTGGATGAGAATAATTTATTCCCAACATCAGAGAGCGTAGTTAGTGAAGATAAAGACAACAAGGACAAGGAGGACACCAATCTTGAGAAAGATAAAGATAAACAAAGTGCTTCTCCCAACACCTACTCTTCTCTTGCTAAAGCTTTAAAAGATGAAGGTGTCCTACCTGACCTTGATGATGATTTCTTAAAGACAGTTACTGATGCTGAAACTTTTGTTACAGCTATGGAGAAGCAAGTAGAGTCTAAACTAGAAGAATCACAAAAAAGAATTAAAGATGCTCTTGATAGTGGAGTAGAAACCTCAGAGATTAAATATTTTGAGAATACTATTAGTTATTTAAATGGTTTAACTGAAGAGTTTATTTCTGAAGAAACTGAGCAAGCTACTAAACTTAGAGGACAATTAATATTTCAAGATTATATTAATAAAGGATTCTCAGAAGAAAGAGCACAAAAGCAAGTAAATAAATCAATAGCTTCAGGTTCTGATATTGAAGATGCTTTAGAAGCATTAGTAAGTAATAAAGAACATTTTGTTGGTAAGTATGAAGATACTATTAAAGCAGCTAGAACTGAAGTAGAAAATGAAAAGAAAGCTATTAAAAAAGAAGCTGCTGAACTAGAAAAAAAGATATTAGAAACAGAGAAGCCTTTCTCTGATATAGTACTTAATAAAGATACAAGAAAGAGAATATTTGATAATGCTAGTAAACCTATTTTTAAAGATGAAGAAGGTAATTACTATACAGCTATTCAAAAGTATCAAAAAGAAAATAAATCTGATTTCCTTCATAAAGTAGCTGTTATTTTTACCCTTACTGATGGGTTTAAAAATATGGATAACTTAATTAAAGGTGCTGTTAAAGCTGAGAATAGAAAGAGCATGAAAGAATTTGAGCATACTCTTATCAATAATAGCAGTTTATCTAATGGTAACTTAGAGTTTGTAGGAGGTATTGAAGATAAAGAGAAACATATAGGTCTAAGATTAGACGTATAATAATAAAGTATTTTATAAACAAGATTAAAAAAATTAATAAGAAATGGCACAATTAGGAAGATTCCAAACTTACGGTTTCAGCCACTGGAAAGGTCTTACTAAAGACAATCACTTAGGAGCTATATTCCAAAGAGCACCACAGAAAGCAACTAACTTAATGGTTCAGTTGTTAGCATTACAAAGAGGTAAATCTCTTGAAACTTATCTTTCTCAATTCCCTATTAAGGAATTTGATACAGATGAGGAATATACTTGGGATGTTATTGGTAGCTCAAGAAGAAATATTCCTTTAGTAGAAGCTAGAGACCAAAATGGTAATGTTATCACTTCAGGTAATGCTGGTGTTGCAGGTGAACCTTTTTACTTAGTATTTAACGAGGATTGGTTTGCTGATGGTAATGTTATTGTAGGGGAAAAGAATGAAGTTTACCCATTGAGATTGCTTGCTGAAGGTAAAGCAGAAGGTTCTAATACAGTCTATAAGGTTGAACTTATGGGTGGAGTTATGACTGGTATGCCTTTTGATGAGTTAACCTTAGGTAAAAGATTTAGTGTTGAATACTCTCCAGTAGAAAGAGAAATGTCAAGAGGTGTAGGTGATGTAAGATTCAGCTCTCCAATTGCAATGAGAAATGAATGGTCTCAAATTAGAATCAAACATAAAGTTCCTGGTTCTATGTTGAACAAAAAATTAGCTATTGGTATACCTTTCTTAGATGAAAGTGGTAAGAAAGTAGTTGATAATATGTGGATGCACCACGTAGATTACCAAGTAGAAACAACTTTTTCTGAGGAAAAAAATAATGTTACTATGTATGGTAGAAGTAATAGAAATAGAAATGGTGAATATTTGAACTTTGGTAAATCAGGTAATGTTATTAAACAAGGTGCTGGTTTAAGAGAACAAATGGAAGTATCTAATGTTATCTATTACAATAGATTCAGTTTAAAATTAATTGAAGATGCTTTATATCAATTATCTTCTTCAAAATTAGCTTTAAATGACCGTGTATTCATTATGAAAACAGGGGAAAGAGGTGCTGCTCAATTTAGTAAAGTAGTATTAAATGAAGTATCAGGATGGACTGCATTCAAAATTAATGCTGATGCATTAGGAATGATTCAGAAAGTTCAATCACCTTTACATCAAAATGCTTTAGCTGCTGGGTTCCAGTTCACTGAATTTAGAGCACCTAATGGGGTTACTGTAAAAGTAGAAGTTGATTCATTATATGATGATGAAATTAGAAATAAAATTCAACATCCTGATGGAGGTCCAGCTGAATCATATAGATATGATATTCTTTATATTGGGTCTACTGACCAACCTAATATTCAGTTAGCTAGAATTAAAGGTCAAAATGATATTAGAGGTTATATTTGGGGTTTAAGAAATCCTTTTACTGGTGAAGTAAATAACTTTAATATGGCTCATGATGAAGATTCTGCTGTTATCCATAAAATGTGGACTGGTGGTGTATTTATCTTAGATGCTACAAGAACAATATCATTGATACCATCTATTCTTAGATAAAAAAATTAATTAGTAGGGGATTAATACTCCCCTACTTTTTATAAAAAAATAAAAAACAAAATGGGAGAGGGAGAAAAAAACAAAAAAGATTTAGATTTAGATTTAGATTTAAATGAAACTACACAGGTTTTTACTAATGATATAGTAGAACCTAGCAAAAAAAGAATTACTAAGAGAAGTGAAACTATTGAAATGGATGCACCTATATCATGTTTGAGGGATGAAGTTATCACAGTAAGACATATTCCTAGAGAATCAGGAATGATTACTAATCCTAAACATATTTTTTATGGTGGTTTAGCTGAAAATGCTACAAGAACATTTACAGTTCCTATCTTAGAAACAAGTAATACATTTGTAAATGTATTAACAACATCAGAAAAGAATTATCTTGAGGAAGCTATGGGATTAGAACCTAATGCTTTATCTATATATTTAAAACAGAATAATTTTTGGGATAATTTCAGTATTAGACTTACTAAAGGTGAAACTTATTTAAAATTATCTGACCCAACTGACTATATTAAATATAAGGTATTATTAGCCAATAAAGAC